CTTTTCTTCACACCCGTGAGAAAATAAGTTAACAGAAAATTTGTATGTTTGTACTGAAAACACTATAAAAACATGAGAGGACGGCCAAAATTACCAACCGAAGTAAAAAAACTACAAGGCACCGAAGACAAGCGCTGGCTAGTCGAGAATGAAATGAAAGTTTTGCCAATGGACGAACTGCCTGAGGCGCCAAAGACTTTTAACGCGGCTACTACTAAAATTTGGAACGGCGTGTGTATTGAACTAAAACGCAACGGACTGCTTGCCAGTTGTGACTTAGAACTACTGCAGGGCTATTGCATTTTGTTAAACCAATTTGGTGAGGCCACCGTAATGGTAAAAAAAGAAGGGTTAGTAACTGTAAGCCGACACGGCGAGCAAGTTGTTAACCCTTGGTACCGCGTGCAGTGTGACAGCCTTAAGCAAGCAACCCAGTTAGGCCAACTCTTTGGAATTACGCCAAGCGCTCGCAGCAGAATTAGCGCAGCCGTAGTTAAGCCCGTCAGTAAATTAGACTCACTTAAAAAACCTAAAACAGCATGACACCAAAAGAAAAAGCAAAGGAGCTAGTCGACTTATTTACGGTAATTGGGTTGCAGCAAAGAAACGAAGGTTTTGAATGTGCTATACTTTGCGTAGACAAAATACTCGAAGTCCTATACTCAAAGTCTGTTAGTAATGACTTTTGGATTATATACTATGAAAAAGTAAAAACCGAAATCGAAAACTTATGAGCAAGAAAATTATAACCAAGGCAGTACATACCAAAGCCTTTGAGACAACCACAGTAAAAATGCAAGCCGAGCAAGTTTACACAGTGCAGCCATTGGGCCAGCAATTTGTAGTTTGCATTAACGGCGTGCCCTGCAATAAGCAAGGACAGCAAGCCGAGTACATTGGGCAGGTGTTTACATACCGAAACGAAAAACTAGCGTTTGAGTGCTTGGCATATTTTAGGCGGTGCAAATTGTAAACGACTATATAGCAAAAATAAACAGCGGCGAAGTTGCTGCCTGCGCTCATGTTAAGAACGCAGTGGCTCGTTATGAGCAGGACCGTGCAAACGGCTGGCGCTTTAATGACCAACTAGCACAGCACGCTTTAGACTTTATAGAGCAGTTAGTACATACGACTGGCGACTACGCGGGGCGTAACTTTACGCTAGAGCCTTGGCAGGCGTTTATAGTTTATAACCTTTTTGGATTTTTAAATGAGGATGGCAGCCGTCGCTTTACTCGCGCTTATGTAGAGGTCCCGCGTAAAAACGGCAAGTCTACCTTTTCTAGCGCCGTTATGCTTTACGGACTTATTGCAGACGACGAGCCAGCGGCTCAGGTTTACAGCGCGGCCACAAAGTTGGACCAAGCCATGATGGTCTTTGGCGAGAGCGTGCGAGTCTGCCAGAACTTGCCATGGCTTCACGAAGAGTTAACTGTTAACAACTCTGTTAATAACCGCCGCATAGTTTACGGCCAAAGTTTATATAAGCCACTGGAGTGGAACCCAAACAAGCAGGACGGACTTAATACACATTTTGCTTGCATTGACGAATACCACGCCCACCCAAACGACGAGCTGTATAATGTAATTCGTAACTCAATGGGGGCAAGGCGCCAGCCTTTGCTTTTCACAATTACAACAGCGGGCTTTAATCGTGAAGCCCCTTGTTACAAGCATCGCCAATACTGCGCAAATGTTTTAAACGGGGCTATAAAGGACGACGCGCTTTTTTCTGTTATATACACATTAGACGAAGGCGACGACTGGACCGACCCAGCAGTGTGGGCAAAGGCTAACCCCAACTGGGGCATAAGCGTATACCCTAGACAATTAGAGCAGGCGTTAACAGAGGCTAAAGAATTTGTGCATAAGGAGGTAGAGTTTAAAACTAAGCTGTTAAATGTTTGGACCGACACGGCCCAGACTTGGATTAGTGACAGCCTTTGGAAACTATGCGACGGCGACGACGAGCTAGAGGGCGAGCTTTGCTACGGCGGCTTGGACTTGGCAAGCACGGGCGACTTTTGCGCATTCTCGTTATACTTCCCAAGCCTGCACGCTGTGAGAACTTGGTACTGGCTACCTAGTGAAACCGCCTTTAAGCGTAAGGACGCTGCGGGCGCTTCTATTCGCCAATGGGCAGCCGACGGCTTTATAGAATTGACGGAGGGCAATGTAACGGACTACGCTTTTATTAAGGCCAAAATTTGTGAACTTGCCACAAAATTCGACATTAAGGATGTAGCGTTTGACCGCTTCAACGCCTCGCAGTTAGTTATTGAGTTACAAAATGAAGGGCTGCAAATGTTTCCTTTTGGGCAGGGCTTTGTTAGTATGTCGGCACCGACTAAAGAGCTAGAGCGACTTGTTAAAGACAAAATGCTAAGGCACGCTGGCAACCCAGTGACGCGCTGGATGATGGGCAATATATTGTTAACTCAGGACCCAGCGGGTAACATTAAAATAAATAAGGCCAAGAGCGGCGACAAAGTCGACGGGCCAGTGAGTATAGTTATGGCCTTGGGCACTTGCATGCAGGACGCAGCCAAAGAGCAGAATAGTGAATTTTGGTTTTTAAGTATATGAAATTTTTAGACGACTACATGCAGGAATACTATAACAACCTGCCCAAGTACAAGACCTACGAGGACGCCTACAATGCCACAGAGCAAAAGTATTTAGGCAAGTTTGGTGTAAAGCGTTACAAGTCTTATGATGTTTTTAGGGCGGCACTTTCTCGCTGGCTTGCGCAAGGGCGTAACAAATGTTAACGCAAAAAATTTAACGCGGTTGTAATTTGCGCCCAATGAATTTAAAGTTTTGGCAGCCCCGAAAAGAAAAGCGCTCTGGCTTGTCTCAGCCTGCTGACTGGTTTATTAATACCTTAAACAATGTTTTTGGCTACCAGACTAAAAGCGGGCAGGCGGTAAATGACCGCACGGCTTTAAGCATAGCCTCGGTGCATGCTTGCGTTAGAGTAATTGCAGACGGTATAGCAGGCCTCACTTTGAAACTATACAAAGACGACGGCACTAACCGCGACCAGATTGTAATACATTACAGCACGGCATTAATTAACGAGCCTAACCCTTACCAAACGAAATACGACTTTACTAAGTACATGGTAAGCCACTTGGCGCTTAAGGGTAATGCTTACGCTTTTATTAACAGAGACGCTCGTTTTATTGGCGTAGAGTTGCACCCTATTGCCCCCGACTATGTTACGCCAGTAATGCAGGACGGGCAACTATTTTACAAAATAAACCTTAAGGGCTTCCCTTCTATTGTGCCCGCTACTGACATGCTGCATTTTAAAGGGCTTTGCGGTGACGACCCGCTAGTAGGTTTGTCGCCTATTGTCGTGCATGCTGAAACCTTGGGTATTGACTTGGCAGCAATTAGCCAAAGCGCTGGCGTTTATAAAAACGGAGTGCTTAAGTTTTTGCTAACAAGCGACGCGCAAATTAAACCCGAGCAGGCAGTGCCTTTAAAGAAAAGTCTAGACGATGTGATAGATGGGGCAAGCCGTTCCACTGTTTTGCCTAACGGCATTAAAATGGAGAAGCTGAGCCTAAGCCCAGAGGAGGCCCAATACTTAGAAACTCGCAAATTTAGCGCAGAAGAAATAGCCCGTATTTTTGGCGTTCCTGCTTCCATGATTGGGGCAGCGGGCGGCATAAAGTCTAGCGTAGAGCAAGAGTACCAAGACTTCTACGCGCGCACCTTGGCAAGTTATGCTATTAACATTGAGCAGGAACTGGCCCGCAAGTTGCTGACCGAAAGCGACAAGTTAACTTATTATTTTAAATTTAACTTTAATTCACTTTTGAGGGCCTCCGCCAATGAGCGCGCAGACTATTATAATAAAGGCATTCGCGGCGGCTGGCTCTCTAGAAACGAAGCCCGCATGTTTGAGGACGCTAACGGCTTCGACGGCGGCGACGAGTATTTAATCGAAAGCAACCTAATGCCAAGCAGCCAGATTAACGCCTACATGGATGCGAAAATAGCGCAGCTTATGAGTACCGCAGACAAAAACAATAACCCAGACGGAGTTAATAACACCGAGGTAATATAATGAAACAAGAGCGCAGAACATTTACTGGCACCGTCATAGCGCGAAGCGAAGGCGAAAACATGCCTAAAGAAATTGGCGGCATTGCTGCTGTAATTAACTCAGTTACTGACCTTGGCTACTTCGAGGAGGTTATAGAGCGCGGAGCGTTTGACTACGCTCTAGGCAAAGAGTACGACATTCGCTGTTTATTTAACCATGAAGCCGAGTTAATTCTAGGCCGTACTTTGTCAGGCACTTGCAATGTGTTTGTAAATGGTGACGGAAACCTAGAGTATACATGGGTGCCAGACTACGAGAACCCTACTCACATGTCAGTAGTGCGCAGCATTATGCGCGGCGACATTACGCAGAGCAGCTTTGCTTTTACCATTAAGGAGCAGAAGTGGAGCGACTCTACAAAATACGGCACAATGGGCAAAAGAACTATTACTGTTATAGAAGACCTCTACGATGTTAGCCCAGTTACTTACCCCGCTTATGCTGACACCGAGGCCGACGCCCGTAGCATTGTAGCAATGAGAGACGAAGAGCGCGAAATAGAAAGCGCCAAGCAAAGCCAAGCAGCAGCCGACATTTTAAAACTTGCGCTGTTGCGTTACGAAAATTTATAAAACAAAAACAAAAAAACCATGAATAAAATTAAAGCATTGAAAGAAGAGCGTGGACGCTTGCTCGGCGAGTTGTCTACCTTGCAAACCACCATTGAGAAGGAAGCCCGCTCTATGGCTGACAGTGAAACCAACCGCTTGACCGAAATTGAAGCCCGTCTGGGTGCGATTAAGGCAGAGGTAGAAACCTTGGAAAAGTTGCAAAACTTGGCCGCTCAGGCTGCTGGCCACTCTGCTAGCCGTAGCGAAGAGAAGGAAAAGGAAAACATGAAAGAACAGTACAGCTTTAAGCGTGCTATGGAAATGGCTATTACTGGCCGTCGCGAAGGTGTAGAGGCTGAGTTCAACTCTATGGCTGCTGCTGAGTTCCAGCGTTCTGGTGTTTCTGTTTCTGCTCACTCTATGAAAGTGCCTAGCGAAGTTTTCAAACGCGACATGTCTGTAACTGGCGGTACTTCAGGTTCTGAGGGTGGCGTGAATGTTCAAACATCAGTTGGTTCTATTATTGATGTATTGTTGCCTAAGACTGTATTGCGCGGTTTGGGCGTTCAGCAATTGTCAGGATTGGTTGGAAATTTGGACATGCCAACCGCTAGCACTGTGCCTTCTGCTGGTTGGAATACTGAGAACGGTTCTGCTACTGAAAAGAGCCCCGCCTTCTCTAAAATCACTTTCAGCCCTAAGCGCTTGGCTGCTTACATTCAAGTTTCTAACCAGTTAATGCTTCAGTCTTCTAACAGCATTGACACTTATGTAAGAAACTGGCTCCTTAATGCTATGGCTCAGTCTTTGGAAACTGCTGCTATTAAAGGCGGTGGTTCTAACGAGCCTACTGGTATTATTGCCAACGCTAATGTCAATGTAACTTTTGCAGGCGGCGCGACTTCTAACGCTACCAACGCTAACGGTATTGCTCCAGTTTGGGCCGATGTTGTTAACTTGATGAAAGCCGTAGAGAACGCTAACGGTGAGGGTGTTGCTTACTTGACTAACCCTAAAGTTAAAGCTGCTTTGCAGACTATTCCTCGCCAATCTTCTGGCGTAGAAGGTAACTTTATTTGGCCTGCTGGTGGTATGGACTTGAACGGCTACCCAGTTGCCACTTCTACTTTGGTTCCTAGCAACTTGTCTAAAGGTTCTAGCAGCACTTTGTCTGCTATGATTTTTGGTGACTTCTCGAAGATGGCCATTGGCTCTTGGGGTGGAATGGAACTCACAGTAGACCCATATAGTGGAGCTACTGCTGGTTTGACTAATGTTGTATTGAACGCTTACTTGGATTGTAACTTGTTGCAGCCTACTGCGTTTGCAGTTTGTAAGGACATTGTAGCCTAATAACTTGACTGCTCGGAGTCATTAAAGACCGAGTGCTAAGGGTGGCCTTGACTGCGCCACCCTTGGGCTAATATGAAAATTAAATTTATTGCTAACCCTTCTGGGCAGTTTAACCTTTCCTACAACGCGGGCGAGGAGGTAATTATGGAAACCAAGCAAGCCATGCTTTTAATCGAGGCAGGCGTAGCTATTGAAATTCCAGCGCTTACTTCACCTAGCAAGCCAGTAAAAAAGGCTAAGACAGTGAACCCAGAAACCGAACTAGACGCCGAATAAAAAATGTTTATTGCACGCCACTATACCGCCTACGCTAACGCCGCTACTGACTACATTACACTAGCAGAAACTAAGCAGCACCTGCGCGTAACAAGCAGCGCAGACGACTCCTACATAGGCGGGCTTATTGCTATGGCCGTGGAGGCTTGCAGTAATTACCTTGGCTACTCTATTCGTAAGGCTACGGCACGCTATGGCTTCGACGGCTTTACAGGGCAGCCTGCGCTTGTTAACCCGCTTAACGGTACCAATATACCTAGCGGCAACTACTTGCGTTTAAACACGCGCTGCTTGTCTGTAACAAATGTTTACTACATTAGTGACAGCAACGCAATTACAGCCTACGACGCAGCAGACTGGATTGCTAGCCCT